TCTACAACCAGACCAACGCCTTTGAGAACGGCATCTACGAGGTTGTCACGGTTGGCACGCCCGATCCGGGCGGCACGAACTGGGTGCTGCGCCGCACAACGGACGCCGACACCTACGCCGCGAAAAACCCCAACGGCCTCGGTCAGGGTGACGCCTTCTTCGTGTCGGCCGGCGACACGGGCGCGGGCGAAACCTACGTACTGAACACCGTAGGCGTCATCACGTTTGGGGTGACGGCAATCACCTTCGTGCAGGTGTCCGACAGCACGCTCTACACGGCGGGCAACGGCCTGCAGTTGACGAGCGGCACGGTCTTTAGCCTGATCAGCCCCGTGATCACCAGCAACGGCGGCACGGGTCTCACCAGCTTCACCTCCGGCGGCGCGGTCTACGCAACGTCCACGTCGGCCCTGACGACGGGCACGCTGCCGACTGCCTCGGGCGGCACGGGGCAGACGAGCTACACCAACGGCCAGTTGCTGATCGGCAAGACGGACGGCACGCTGGCCAAGGCGTCGCTGACGGCAGGCACCGGCATCAGCGTGACAGGCGGCGACGGCACCGTGACGGTGACGAACAGCGCACCCGATCAGGTGGTGAGCATCACCGGCGGCACGAACATCAGCGTCACCGGCACGTACCCCAGCTTCACTGTGTCGGCCTCTGGCGGCGGCACGGTAACGTCGGTGGATGTCAGCGGCGGTACGACCGGCCTGACGTTCAGCGGCGGCCCGGTGACGGCTGCGGGCACGATTACGATGGCCGGCACACTGGCCATTGCCAATGGCGGCACGAACGGCACGGCTGCCCCGACTGCCGGGGGCGTTGCCTTCGGCACGGGTACGGCTTACAATTTCACGAGTGCTGGCACTGCCGGCCAAGTTCTGGTATCTACCGGGGCGTCAGCGCCCGCGTTCGGTGGTATTGACGGAGGGACCTTCTAGTGGCGGCCACAAACTTCACGCCGATCCAGCTCTATCGCTCGTCCACGCCGGCGGCGGTGCCGCTTGCCGCTAACCTCGCGGCGGGCGAATTGGCGATCAACACGGCTGACGTGGCGCTGTTCGCGGAGAACGCGAGCGGCACCGTCACGCGGATCATGAACAACGCAGCCGGCCTGCTGTATCCGGTTGCGGACGGCACGAACGGGCAGGTGTTGACGACGAACGGCAGCGGCACCCTGACTTTCACCACGCCGACTGCGGGCGCAACTAAGGGGCAGGCCATCGCCTTCGCCCTCATCTTCGGACTGTGAGGAAGTAGGTCATGGCCAACCCGAATATCGTCAACGTCGCAAGCATCTTGGGCGAGAACAGCAGCACCTCGCTGACTTCGACCAGCGCCACGTCCATCGTGAGCAACGCCGCGTCGAGCGGCAAGGTGTTGAAGATCAACACGCTCATCGTCTCGAACGTGGACGGCACCAACGCCTGCGACATCACGATCAACAAGTACTCAGCGGCGGCTCTGGGCGGATCGGCCTTTGCCATCGCCTCGACCGTCTCGGTGCCGGCGGACGCCTCGCTGATCGTCATCGACAAGACCACGTCGATCTACCTCAAGGAAAACGAGAGCATCGGCGCCATCGCTGGCACGGCGAATGACCTTGTCGTGACCTGCTCGTGGGAAGACATTTCGTAACAGGAGGCGTTAGTGCCCCTTACCAAGTTTCCGGGTAACATCCTTGGCGTGGGGTTCAACCCGCTTCAGGCTCCGAACGCTCCGACCAGCGTAACGGCTGCGGGTGGTGATGCGTCCGCAACGGTGACGTTCACCGCGCCTGCTAACGTAGGCGGATCGGCCATCACCGGCTACACCGGGCAGAGCAACCCGGGCGGTATTGCCGCGACTGCGTCCGCGTCACCCCTGACGTTCTCTGGCCTGACCAACGGCACGAGCTACACGTTCAACGTCTGGGCGCTTAATAGCTATGGGCCGTCACCTGCGGGCGGCCCGAGCGGCGCGGTTTCTCCTTCTGCGCCAAGAGGCGTGTTTGGCGGCCAAAATGGTGGCGGAAACGTCATGGATTATGTTGCTATCACGACAACTGGCAACGCTATTGATTTTGGTGATTTGGTTGCGGGAAAAGCAGGCCCCGGTGCTTGCGCCTCTAGCACCCGTGGAATTTTTGCAGGTGGTACAAACAGTTCTGGATTTGTAGTAAACTCAATTGATTATATCACTATCTCAACAGCAGGTAACGCCATCAGCTTTGGTGCCTTGGCTAACACGCTATGGGCCCCCGGCGGGTGCTCTTCGAGCACACGAGGTGTGTTTGGGGGTGGCTATACCGCCTCCACAAACAATGAAACTAATGTCATTGATTTTATAACCATAGCTACTACCGGCAACGCGTCTAGCTTTGGTCAACTTTCCCAAGCGCGTATGTATGTAGCCTCGTGCGCTTCTACAACACGCGGCATTTTTGCAGGAAGTTACAGAAACAGTACAGATACCCTTACAAATGTTATTGATTATATAACAATTGCGAGCACTGGTAACGCGACAGACTTTGGTGATTTATCAGTCGCTAGAAAAGCTCCTGCGGGCTTCTCGTCAAGTACGCGAGGCGTTTTTGGCGGTGGTGATGTCAGCGGAAGCTATTCTGATACAATTGATTATATCACTATTGCGACGACAGGTAACGCGGCAAATTTTGGAACGCTTACCCAAGCAAGATATTATCTTGGCGGGTGCTCCACCACCACCCGTGGTCTTTTTGGCGGCGGGTATGCGACAGTTGGGTCCGTCAACACGATTGATTACGTAACCATTGGTAGCGCGGGTAGTGCAACTGACTTCGGTGATTTGACGGTTTCTCGTTTTGCCCTCGCCGCCTGCTCTAGTGCCCATGGAGGACTATCCTAATGCCAAATTATTCCGGCGTTTGGAACCTCACGCAGCAGCTTCAGGCCGTCGCGGCTGGGAATTGGCCGTTGCCGCCGCCGCCGCTTGATGGCGATGTCGGTATATTTGGTAGCGGCTCTGACACTATAACGATTGACTATATCGCTATCGCTTCAACTGGAAACGCTGCTAATTTTGGAAATGTGACGGCAACTAATTACGCTGCGGCTGGGTGCGCTTCTTCAACACGCGGTATTTTTGGCGGTGGATTGATTGCCGCGTATTCAAACGTAATTGAATATGTGACTATCAACACGAAGGGTAATTCCACTGACTTTGGAGATTTGACAGAGGCCAGAGGCTACTTGGGTGGCTGCTCATCGGCCACGCGCGGTGTTTTTGGTACTGGCTTCACGGGCAGCGTAAATTCTCTTGTGATTGACTACATCACCATTGCGACTACTGGCAACGCCACCAGTTTCGGAAACATCACCGTGGCGCGTGAACAGGTTTGCGGATGCTCATCGACAACACGAGGTTTGTTTGCTGGGGGCCAGCCCGCTGGGCTGAGTAACGTGATTGACTATGTAACCATTGCAACAACTGGAAATGCAACGGACTTTGGCGATTTGACAGTGGCGCGGCGCAACGCTGGCTCTTGCTCCTCAAGCACGCGCGGGCTGTTTGCTGGCGGCACTACCGGATCAGGTAATTCAAACATCATCGACTACGTAACCATCGCCACGACTGGTAATGCGACCGATTTCGGTGATCTGGCTTTGGCTACCAACGGCACGTCAGGTTGTTCCAACGCCACGCGCGGTGTTTTTGGTGGCGGCGCAGTCAGTCCTAAAAACACTATCGAATATGTCACTATCGCCAGTACAGGCAACGCCGCTGACTTTGGCGACCTTGTTGTGGGTAGGTCTAATTCCGCCGCCTGCTCCAACGCCCACGGAGGCTTGTAATGTCTAACTGGCCCGGCAACCTCATCCGCAAGACACCCGTCACGCCCGCTGGCCCGTTCCAGAACGGCGCGGCTCCCGGCGTGTGGACGCTTGCCGAGGCGGCCTTCTGGACGAAGCAGGGGCTGTGGCCAACTGCGGGGAACGCTGCGCCGCTTGGGCTGTTTGGTGGTGGTAACACTGGATCGGCGAGCAACGTCATCGACCAAGTTAATATTGCGACTATCGGCAATGCCACTGACTTTGGTGATTTAACCCAAGCTAATTTTTCTCTTGCTGGTTGCTCATCATCTACTCGCGGGATTTTTGCCGGTGGCTTTAGCGGTGGTTACACAAATGTCATTGAGTACGTCACAATAGCCTCTGCTGGCAATTCTACAGATTTTGGCGATTTGTTGGCACCCACTGGGTATGTGGCCGGTTGTTCAAATGCAATTCGCGGTATTATTGCGGCTGGCGATGCGAATGCTGGTACTACCAACGTAATTCAGTATATTACAATCGCGTCTCTTGGTAACGCAGTAAGCTTTGGAAACTTAGCGCAGACTAAATATTCCGCCGCAGGATGCGCCTCCTCAACGCGGGGGCTGTTTGGTGGCGGCACAGTAGTCGCGGGCTCTCAGTCGCCTACAAACCAAATTGATTACATCACGATTGCCTCCACTGGTGCTGGAACCTCATTTGGGCAGCTTACGTCTGCTCGTACTTATCTTGGGAGCTGCGCATCTGAAACGCGAGGCTTGTTTGCCGCTGGCAATGATAACGGAATTGACTACGTAACAATTGCTACAACAGGCAACGCCGTAAGTTTTGGAAATCTTCCGCAAAACGCAAACTACATTTCGGGCGCAGCAAGCTCAACTCGCGGATTGTTTGCTGGCGGCAACGTAGGAACAAACGTAAACATTATTAATTATGTGACGATTGCGACCACAGGAAACGCTGCGGATTTTGGTGATTTGACGGTGGCACGATACTTAATGGGCGGTCTTTCCAACGCAACCGATGCCGTGCAAGCAACGCCTACCAGCGCGGCTATGGCTCTGTTTGGTGGCGGGAGTACGGCAGGTGGGTTTCAGGCCAGCATCGAGTACGTCAACATCGCCACGACGGGTAACTCCTTCCTGTTTGGTAATCTCACACTTGCGCGTGGTTATCTCTCAGGCTGTGGCTCCAGCACACGCGGCGTATTTGGTGGTGGGTACGACGGCAACAACGCCGTAAATGTCATTGATTATGTGACAATCGCTACGGCGGGAAATGCCGCAGACTTTGGTGATTTGACGGTGGGCAGATACGAGCTTGCGGCCTGCTCTAACAGTACGCGCGGTTTGTTTGGTGGTGGCAATGGTGCCAGCAATGTTATCGACTACATCACGATTGCCAGCGTTGGAAACGCTACGGACTTCGGCGATCTGACAGCCGGCAACAGCCGTTTGAGCGGATGCGCCTCGACAACGCGCGGTTTGTTTGGCGGTGGCAACGGGCCGAGTGCAATTATTGGATACGTTACTATCGCGACAACCGGAAACGCAACTAGCTTTGGCAACTTGTCGGTGGCGCGTGGCTATTTGACTGCGTGTTCTTCCGATACGCGCGGCATATTTGCTGGCGGGATTGATAGCGGTCAGACCAATGTGATTGACTACGTCACTATCGCAAGCACAGGTAACGCCACCGACTTTGGTGACCTGACTGTCGCTCGGTACTACCTGTGCGGCACGTCGTCTACCGTGCGGGGGGTGTTTGCGGGCGGTGAAAGCCCTACAACCAACGTCATCGACTACGTGACTATCGCAAGCACGGGCAACGCCACTGATTTCGGTGATCTGTCTGCGCCTCGCGGTTTCTACCCCGGCGCTTGTTCCAACGCGCACGGCGGCCTATAACCCACCCGTTCAACGCAAGGAGCACAGCAATGAACGACCTCGTACTTACTGACATGGGGACAGCGCTCGCTGCCGCCAAACCCGAATATCGCACGATGCTGGCCAACATTCAGGAGCGCCTGCCCGCCATCGCGCGGGACACCAGCAACTTCTACAAGTCACACAGCCAGTTCATGCAAGTGGCGCTGGACGTGACGGCCATCACGCCGATCCGCTCGATCAAGCACACGCTGGCGGAGATCGACCGCACCAAGTCCGCCCTGCAAGAGGCGTACATCTCCGCGCGCAAGAAGCAGGTGGAGTTGAAGCGCAAGGAGGCAGAGCTTGCCGCCGCCACCGAAGCCCTCGACCGCGAGATGCTGGAGATCGAAATCCTCGAAATCCAGAGCCAACTGGACGGCACCCAGAACCACGTCAACGGCGCACTTCGCAAGATGAACTTCTTTGCCAATCAGCACAAGCAACTGCTGGAGAAGATTGGCCGGGACGAGATCACCGAGGAAGACTACGAGCGGGAGGAGTGCCGCTACCACATCATGACCTGCATGAAGCAGGGCCTCAACGCCGCCCGCAGCCGCAACGGCGTGATCGACGAGGGCAACATGATCTACCTCTTCGATCTGGGCATCAACGCCGCGCAGGCGCAGGCCGAAGTCTTCGCCTACCTCAACCTTGAGAACGAACTCATCAGTCAGGGCAAGGCCCCCACGCACGAGATGACCGTCCAGTGGCTTGAGGCGTGCGCCGACAAGTGGGCAGACGATCCCGCCAAGTTCGCCGCCTATCGCGGCTTCAGCCTGCTCGACCGCCAGAGCCTGACGAACGTCCCCCAGATCACAGGTGAGTGATGCACCTCGTCATCGGCACGCCCTGCTACGGGGGCATGATGTGCACCGAATACACGCAGAGCCTTCTGGCTCTCAAGGAGGCGTGTATGCAGTACGACATCAAACTGACCTGCATCTTCCTCGGCAATGAGAGCCTGATCCAGCGTGGGCGCAACACCATCGCCCACCACTTTCTCGCGATCCCTGACGCCACCCACCTGATGTTCATTGACGCCGACCAGCGTTTCCGGGCGAACGACATCGCCCTGATGATTAAGGCCGACAAGGGCATCATCGGTGGCCCGGTGCCAATGA